AAAATATTTTTTTTGTTACCAAAAGTGTTACCAATCTTTGATTTCGGCAATAAAAAAGACCGTCACACTTTCGGATGACGGTCTGAACAGACGGGAGTTAAGAGGATTCCTCACTTTCTATTTGTTTGCCTGTTTTCTTTTTATTGTGTATGAAATTGTAGGAAAGACTAAAGCCTCGGTTTCTTTTTTGTCTTCCTGTATGAAATTGTCTTTCCGAACTCAGAGAATCATAGGCGTTACTCACCCTCCTGGCGATCCTCCGGATCTTCAATATGATCAGCTGGCTGAACGTCCATCTTCGCAGCTTCAGCGTCTGCTTTGCGTTTCAATAATTCAATCATATTCATCAATGCCTTAGGAATCGGAATCCCCATCAGGCCGGCATTCTCCACGATGCTGATGATCTCATTTGTAATAAATCCGATCACAACGGCATCGCGGATGAAATCTGTATTGAGAGTCATATCGACTCTGGCAGCAACCAATACAATAGCCAGGATCATTCCCTTCCGGATTAATCCTTTCCAACCCGCTCGGCTTTCCAGTCTTCCCGTTTCTGTTTTCTTCGAATTATGAAACACAGCAGCGACAATCAGTCCGCTGATATAGTCAATAGCCATTCCTGTGACAAGCAGCGTCATTCCAGAAGTCCATCCTCCATAAATCTGAGCAACCCCCGCCAGGAAGGCGGCAAGTACCGCCTCGGATACGGAGAGCTTCGGAATAAAGTCTTGCCAAAGTTTCAGAATAAAGTCTTTGGCATTCATGCCTTCACCTCGACGATCAGTGCCGGATATCCTTTTGCTTTCAGTTCTGCAAGCATCTTATCGGCGTTTGCCTTGACAGCAAAGGCGCCGGTCTGGACTTTAGCATATCCGTTTTCCGTCTTGATCACTGTCTTGTATCCAGCATCATTAAGCTTCTTCGCCAGCTTGACAGCATTCTGCCTTACCTTGAACGCGCCGACCTGGACTCTGTAAATAACCTTTACAGAAGGCTTCGGTGCCGGTGTTGGTGCCGGTGCCGGAGGATTGAGATATGCGTTGATTTTCTTTGTGATTGTTCCATTCTTGATCAGACCTTCAAGGTACGGGCCAGGGCACGCTGTAGCCGCCCAGTCTTTGTGCATATTGATACCGGCACCGCGGTATGAATATGTTGTCGGGATGCCATAACGTTTGGACCACTCGGCATGGATCTGCGCAGCCAGATCAATCACCTTATCAGAGATATGCCACTGGCCGCCAATCTGATCGTTGGCGAGCTCGAAAGTCAATGCCGAATCATCGCAAAGGTACGTTCCTGTGGTCCATGGCCTTCGTTCCTCAGGGCACCAGGCGTAGACGGTTCCGTCTGTATGGATTGATACTGTCGGAGACATCTGCCTTGTGCTCTGCATAATTGCCATGAACTGACGAACGGTGAGATTTCCGGCCATGTGGTGCCAAACCACACGGTTGATCTTCTTGCCGTTACGGCTTGAGAATTTGCCGTGAGCGAAATAATAGAAGTCAGCTTTGTTGGTGATAGTGAAGCCTTCACGCTTCATCCGGGTGGCAGCATCAACTTCTTCCGGTTCGCCACCGTCGCTCAGGTCGATGTACTCAGCCAGCGTTTCTTCCGGGATAGTTTTGAGGACTTCTGCAACTTCTTCGTCCGACAGCAGATCATCCTCAGTCAGCATGATTGCATTGATTGTCGGTGTAATACTAATAGGTTCCGCCATGTTTTCTCCTTTCAATGAAAAAAGCGGATCATCAGATCCGCTGCGCATCTCTATCAGGACTTCCTCAAGTTCTTCATCTGATAGAGGATTAAATGAATTTTTTGTAAGCATTTTTCACATTTTGCTTTTCAATGTACACATACTTCATCGTTGTATCGATTTTGTCATGTCCGAGAATACAAGCAACTTCCTGGATAGGCATTCCTCGATTTATCAGATTGGTCGCGAGCGTCCGTCTGAATCTGTGAGGATGAACATTTTCAACGCCGCTCTCCATCTCGATCTTCTTCAACATTGCCCGGATTCCTTGAGGCTCAAGCTTTCCCCGCAATCCTGTGAATAGATGTGGATCACTGTCCGTTCGAATAGCAAGATACTTCTTTAAAGCGATCAGCGTCGCTGAATCAAAGTATACCGTTCTCCATTTGTTCCCTTTGCCGTGAACTCTGCACTCACATTCGATCAGATCGACATCCGTAATATGAACATCGCACAGCTCGCTCACTCTGCATCCCGTCGACAGCAGGAAGTGAATGATCGCTGTATTTCTGATGTCATCACAAGCATCGAGTATCAACTGGACTTCAACATCGCTGAATGGAAGGCGCTCCTTCTTTTCAACTTTAATAGCTCCGACATTTGCACACGGATTCACTTTGATCAGCTGTTCCTTCCAGAGCCATCCGAACATTGCCGAGAGCACCGACCTGACTCCTTCAACTGAAGAGGCCTGCATTCCACCATCGATCAGCTCCATCAGATAGCTCCGGATATCGTAAACACTGATGCTGCCGATCGGGATTCCGATGTCCTTGATAGCTTTCTCGATGATGTACGAATATCTGTTGATTGTCTTCTGGGATCTTCCTTCAGTCCGCTTTGCATCCAGGTAAGCCTTCAGCAAGCTGATTGAATCAGTGTCGATCTTTCCGTTGTTGTCGAGCCGATTGAGTTCGTAATCACTAAGATGAGAATCGATGATGTCAGTGACTTTGTCCGTCATAGTCAGTGTCAGAATATCGCCAACGTCTTTCCGGACTCCGTCGATAAATTCTTTCTTTGCTCCTATCGTCATGTCATTCCCTCCTGTGTTCAAATATTAGCACATATGTTATAGCTTGTGTTCTAATATTTGCGTTGAATCGAATCTTAATAATTGGTAAGATTCATTCAGGAGGAGAGACATGATCATTTACATCGATATTATGCAAAGGCTGAAAGAAAACGGATGGACTACCTACCGGATACGGAAGGAGCGGAAGATCGGAGATGCCACTGTGCAACGGATCAAGAACAATCAATCTATTTCAACCGATACGATCAACACCATCTGCGAACTATGTAACTGTCAGCCAGGAGACATCATGATTTATAAAAGGGAAGGATAACACCTTCCCTTTTTGTCCCTTTTGTAGCTAAACGTCCCTACGTCTGCTTTTCGAATAAACGCCAGGCGATGATTTGCACATCGCAGCTCTGCCGGTGTTTGCAGACATGGCCGAATGTCAGGCCCTGAGTCTACCTATTCCTCCACTGGCGTCTCTGATTTATTGTTTCCTTTATTCTCAAAATACCACTGTATCAATCTGTAAATCAGAGTGCCTACGATGTTTCCGAGGAATACTGCCGAATAGAATTTCCAGTCCATTAGCATCTCCTTTAACGTGCTTTCCTTAAACGCTTCGGTCTGCCGTGCTTAAAGTGCTTTGTTGGGTGCATTGTGTGTTTATACGTGAGAATTGCACACTTAGCAAGTGTCGATAGATATGCATCAAATTCTTGATACGAATTAAAGTTCATAATGCGCCTTAATTACCTTCTATTTACAACCCCATCATCTATATCGGCGATAACCTTATCGGTGCTTAGAGTGATCAGATTTGGTACAGATTCGGGGAATTTTACACAATCCGGAGTAATGACCACACCATCGTTCTGATCTGATTTTAAAGTCGTAACAGTTGCTTTTCCATCAAAGACCGATACAAGGTATTCACCATCTTTATTGAAAGCAACATTCGTTGTCGATCCGTTTCTTTTTACCAAAAATGGGAGTGATCCGTCATTCGTAATACTGATTTTATCGCCAACCTTAATAATCTGCTCTTTTGTGTTTATAAATTCTGCCATATCGTCACCTTTAACGTGCTTTGCGCAACCTCTTCGGTTTCCCACGTTTGAAGCCTATTGATGGATATACTGTGTGTACATACGCAAGCATTGCGCTTTTTGCAAGTGCCGCCATTTCATTAAAAGTCATATTCATATCCTTTTAAGGTTTCCTTCTCCTTCCTGTACTCTTTTTCAATGATTCTGCGGATGGTATCTGACAAGGACTTAAATTCATAAATCCTCATCAGATACTCCAGTTTTTGCAGAAGCTCTTCATCTGCTCTAATGTGTATCTGTTTTTCTTTCATATACACATTATAGCACATTTGTGTATACAGAAGTGCGATTTATCGTTTCCTTTACACTTCACTCCATCCGTATACAGACGGCTCCCAAACGTTGTTGTCAACATCGCTGACCCATGTGTAGCCGTTGTGAGTTACCTTGTCACCCTTCATGTACGGATTAGTTGAGTCCGGCTGAACCCATTCGGGAATCACTTCGGGGTCGGGAATCAGCACTTCTGCCCACAGTGATGGTGAATCAACAGGAGTCCATGTAGCCTGTGCATCATGATTCTGAAGGCACCTATAAAGTGTTCCTTCATATTTCACTCTGTCACCTGTTTCATAGCTTGCTGATTCATTCCAGTTAGGGAATAACTCAACTCCTGTCAACGCTTCTTCATCCGACAGGTTGACCGCTGTCTGTTCAATCAGCTTGCGCAACTGCCTTGCTTTCTCAATCGTGATCATGCTGATTCTCCTGTCAGAATGCTAACAATTTCTTCGGCTGATGGTTCACGATGTTTTTTTTCTTCCTCTTCTTCCTTTACCGCTTTTTCAAATTCAGCGATTTCTTCATCCGTTGCATCACGATATGTTTTTCCATCGAAAATTCGCATAATATCACCTCCCTAATACTATGATTTCGGTATCCGCAGGAAGATTTTGATAAGTGGCAACAGCGATTGATGTATAGGGAGCATCAAACGCAAGCGTTCGTGATGCTATTGCTGCAATAAAGTTCACGACTTGTGCATTCCCTACGTAATTTAATTTAGCAGTTTCAAACGGAACTAATGCCCCAATTTGATGATTGACATGGACAAATCCATATTTCGCATTACCTGTTGTTGTTCCAGTTCCGATGCTTGTGCGCCCATAGCCTTCGTCGTAATGACTTCCCGAAGTATTATTTGGAGTGACGTAAATAGACACATCAGCAGTTGGTTTACATATTACATAAACCATAAATTCTTTGCACGAAATATTCGTGACCGCAATCTTCAAAATAGCCTCTTCGGTTGTTGTGCCTTGATATAATACCGCCCAATCTGAACCACCACTTGGAATATTCTGAATAACCCTTGCCATCTCCGATACTTTATAGGTATCAGATGATCCGTTCTTTGTTCGGATTGAATCGGCAATATTTTGAATGTCAGTATCGTTATATAATTTCAAAGCCATTAGTAACTTACCTCCGTCCCATTTGGCAACGCAACATTAGCAGATGCATACTGCTTTACGTTGTACGTCCCATTAGATGTGATCTGAATAGTGCCTGTTGGTTCATCTCCACCGCCTGTTCCGTTATCCAATACTTTCTGAAGAAAGATTTCTTCTCTAGTGATCGGATTCATATCAGCAGGAAGTTCAGTTTCTCCTGCGATTGCTGAGAGGTACATTTCCTTTCGTGTGATCGGTTTAATTTCTGAGCTTGTTCCTTCTGCAATGGAGTTCAGAAGGACTTCTTCTCTTGTGATAGGTTCAATATCTGACATGTGTCACCTCTTTTATTGTGCCATTTACATCATAATAAGGGTTTTCGTGAGCATCCTGGTTAATATCAAGTGCATAAGGATATGCAACTAAGTTTCTGACTTCATAACCGCCAACTCGCATAAAGCCTGTGTCTCTTGATACGGCAAGGTCATACATCGTTTCAAAATCTGATACGCCTGTGCTTCTTCTTGCCAGTTTATCGACCATTGTATAAAGCGGTTCATCACCTTCTCTGAAATACATTTCATAGGAGTTAAAATCACTTTCAACAAGTTCACGATTTCCCACAAACTGGAAGCAAACATACTGTGTGTTTTCTGTTGTTGTAAATTTAGCACTCTGACCTGAGTTAATAGTTGTTGATGTCAATATCGGATATGAACCGGCATTACCTGCTTTTTCAATCGCCACCACACCATCAAAAACCGTAGATGAAGGAAGGCTACAGAAGTATGTTGTGTTCGGCTTAACCTTCCAATATAAGACGGCACGGTTAGAAGCACTGCCACCGCTCCAATTCTTCCCAATCTGCAATAATGACCAATCAATGAGGTTATCAATCGGTTCTGTCACGTCCGTTAAATGGCTCTTTAAATCATTGAGCTCGTCGCCGACTTTCTTGGAATCGGCAGCTGCTCCCTGGACTGTCAGGCTCTGGTCAACTACCGGAGTTGTCGGTGTGAGATTCTCATCCATCCAGTCACCAACGCCCTGAGCGATGGCAGTTGCAGATGTTCCATCAATTGCCCGCTGGATCAGGCTCAGATCGGACTCGCTTGGCACTCCGCCGTCTGCCGGACTCTTTTCGACCAGTACAACGAAATTGGCTGTGCCATGTTGCTGATCGTCCAGCCTCAGTTCAAAGACTGCCTTGCCAGCTGCTGCGGCAATCTGTTCGGTTACTTCAACAACAACCCTGCCATTGCTGTCCACTGTCGCCTCGTTGGTGATCAGATTGCCGTCACTCTTCGTGCCGACGATAGAAGCTGATGCCGGCCTATACTGAGTGCCGTCCTGGTTAATAATCGTAAATAACCATTGCTCGTTTTTCTCGTACTGGCTCACATAAATAACCAGCGGAATTGAGTGACCGGCATGCAAATTAAGATTAAATTCTTGTGTGATCATGTTTTTCTCCCTTAAGAAATAGTGCCGATTACCAGCATCGTAAATGTCGGCTTTGTTGCCGTTACCGAGCCGTTATCATTCGGCCTGACCAGATAGAACTGCCCGCCGTTTGTGCCGGACATTGATCCGGATCTGATCGCATTCCAACAGTCTGCAGATACTGCGTTGTTGCTGGCAACGTATTTAATCGACTGATGCAGAACATTAGCGAATGTCAGTGGAAAGTCCGGTGTTGACTGGTTGGATGATGTCAGGATCGTTGACCATGAAGATCCGATCGTTACATCAGAAGCCGACTGCCATTTGCATGTTGCAATCCGCAGATTGCCAAACTTAAAGACCTTCCAGTCTACAGATCCGCCAACCGCTCCGGAGAAAGTAACCGGAACAGTCTCCAATGAATCAATGTTCAGCGTGATGTATTTCAGCACATCCTCACGATCATGAACGTGGAACTCGCCATAAATATCAAAATGGTCAGATCCCCACGCCGCGACAGGAACACCTTCATGCACTCTGACCACTATGGTCTGAGCACTCGTCAGGGCATCAGTCAGTTTGAATATGACATCATACTGTGATGCTGATGAATAAGTGCCTGCTACGGTCCGCTCCTCAATCGTAAAGTCAGCGTATCCGCTGCCGGATGGAGTGACTGATGTCTCTGTCACCCATGGATCATAAGCGGATGCGCTTGCCTGTTTGGTTTCTGACTGGACTGTGATCGTATTGGATGCCTGCCCGAAGTTTCCCTGGAAGCACTTGCCTGTGATCTTGTACAGCAGATATTCACCTGTCTCTGTCGGTTCTTCGTTGACGTTCACTCTGGCGATCTCAACCGAGCTGATAGCAATCGGCTGATAGTCAAACACATCCAGTACGTATGTCTGCGTGACCGAATAGCCTCTGCTATCCATTGCTACAGCCGTTACAGTTGCCTGTGTGACTGCAGCGGTGAATGTCAGAGATCCGCTTGAAGCGTTGATATTGGCGTTCTGCGTGGTATTGCCCAGCGTTACCTGTAACCGAACCACCTTGTCGCCATAGGTTGTGTCATTCGACGCCACACTGACCAGTTGAGATAACTGAGCATAGCCTTTGATGAACTTACCGCTGGCTTCCAGGGCTGATGTTGTCGCATTGGTATCTGTCGGTGTGCCGAATGTAATCACAGGTTTATACACTGAGGTATCGACCTGTAATTTGAATGTTGTGGTTGTAGTTCCGAGATTGGTTGAACCGCTATAGGTTGTGGTTCTGACCGTGACCGTCTTCTGCCATGTGTCCATATACGGCATCAGCGCAGCCGTATCAGCTATCCAGCTGACAGATGCACCGACTCCCGTATAAGTCACTGAATAATCGTCCATCGATACCTCAACTGTGTGAGTGAACGAACTCGATGCACGATTTGTGCTGATGATCTGTGTGTTGCCGATGGTCAGTGTGTCGGATGATACAGTTGCTTTGGATGCCCTTGGAATTGTCGGCAGAACCAAGTCCACATACGTGTCAATCGAAAAACTGGCGGTTACACGGTCGCCGGTGATGTGTGCCCTGATCGTGGCTGTGCCGTCTGCGTTGTGGGCAACCTGTCCCCAGTACGCGTCAGTGTATGTTCCGTCAGCGTCTGCCCATGCTGTTGATCTGCACTCGCCGAATGACCATGAGATGGTCGCTGAGTGATATGTCGATCCCGATCCTGTGGTGATCGCCATGGACTTTGTGGCTGGATAATATGCATGGCCTTCATTGCCGTTTGTGATTCGCTTCTGGACGTAAAAATAAACGTTTGAATAATTGCCTTCTACGTTTTCAACGCATCTTGCAATTACCCTCCATCTGACCTTCTGATCCGGATCGTTTGTCGAGTCTTCCCACCATTCGATCTCTTTCCAGGTTGAATTGATGTTCACACTCATTACACGACCTCCCAGAACAGTCCGAACTCATCTTCTTGGTGAGCAGTTGAATAAAAAGTTTGAAATCTTGAAGCAACGTTCCCGGAACGAATCCGCAGATACTGGTCGGCAGTCAGATTAACCGCTGTGACAGTGTCCTGTTCCGCAACGATTGTCGGATTCCCGGAAGCCGTCTCAATAACACGCATGCCGAGATCACTGAGAATTGTCTGATACGCTCCTACAATCTCAGTTCCGTTTTTGGAAGCGACATGCAAGCCATCATTCAAGAATGAGAAGTTTAACTTGATGTTGTCCATGATAGTCTGCACAGCCACCTCCAATGCACTGGTCAGAATCGAGCCAGCTTTGATGAGGTTTCCGTTGATCTCACCGGCAGTGATAAAGTCTGCAACGAATCGGCCACCGCCATCCAAGAACCATGCAGTTGTGTATTCTCCATTGATTCCCGTAGTTGAGAATGCAATACCACGGTAATTCATACGAAGAACGTTCACTGCCGTTCCCACATCCGGTGTATCCATGATGTAGATCTCGTTCGGTTGCCCATCGGCATTCCGACCGATAACTACATGACCGCCTGTGCCACCGGCAAGCACCTCAGAAGCACGTTCAAGTTCAGCTTGCATCATAGACGTAGCCTGAGCGACTACGCCGTCCGCCGAGTCATTGACGATCTGCTTGATCGTGTCGCTCAGCTTGGCCTTCTTTTTGCCCAAAGTGGTCTCTTTGTATTTTTCAAGTAACACATCATAGACATAGCCGATCATTTCCATAGCAACATCATAGGAACGGTAAAGCATATGGACGATGTCACCCATAGTCACACGTTCCAGTGCTGCTTTGTCCTTATATTCTTCGGTCTGCCACAGCTGAACATATGACATTGTCAGCTTGTCGCTGAACGGGATTCCGAAGCCGTTCGCATCCATGTACTGGATTGCTCTGGCGTTCAGCTGGTCTGTTGTCGGTTCGTCCTCGAAGTCTTCGGAGGCATCCAGTAAGAAGATCCGTTCTCTCGGATAGTCCTCATGTCCGTCGACATACTGGGCTTCTCCACTGACAGATCTGTCGTCTTCGGTCCAATAAGCGACGCATCCGGTCCATGACTCGGTTTCCCTCTCATTCTCAAAGGATTCCAGATTCTTTGCATACCGGACATAAACGCCTCGATCAGATCCGCGATGCGCATGGAATTTAACCGTAAAGCCATCCCATTCAATCTCACCACCGAAGCGGTCCAAGATGGATCCACGCACCCCGCCCAAACAAGCCCGGAAGGATCTCGGCTCGGTCAGGGTGAACATTGTCTCAGCGTTATCAATATCGCTCCATACAGTAAAAGGATTGGTCACCATAGAGTTGTTGACCAATCCCGTTAATGCAGGCAATACTCCGACAGCTGTGAATGGAGCCACCGGATAATCGCTCAGATCATATGATATGTGCTGCGCGTAAATTGAATACTTATAGCCCTCAAGCGCTTCCGTCACATTGTAGATCCGGAACGGCTGAGGATTGCTTATGTCGTTTGGTTTAGCCAGGATGATCCGCTCGTTTTTCAGATCGTCGGCATGAATGCCGGTGATCGGATATTCCATGTACAGCTCATACTGTCCATTCAGTTCCTCAGTGACTTCACACAGGATAGCATCATTCAACGGACCCAGTCCGTTTGAACTGAATGCCGTCTCATTCGCTTCATACAGGAACGGAATCATACTGACCACCACCTCGGCATGACCTTCGCGGTCAGGCCGTTCAGAGCAATGCCTGTGCGCTTTGCAAGGCTCAAATTGTCAAAGTCAATGCTGATATTGCCGTTCCGGTTGACTGCACCTTCGTGCGCGTCCAAAGTCTCTGCATCAAAATCGATGTACTCTGTTCCAGCAGTATTGACCGTGATTGTTTTGGATCCAAGCATAATCGAGCCTGTTCCATACAAGCGGATGATCGGTTTTGCCTTTTGTGATGTCGGATTCAGTAAGACTGATCCGTCGGTCACTGTAATCCATTTCTCGCCCGACTTCAGCCATCTCTGAGGCTTACAGTCGAATGAGACGGTGACCGTTCCGCTCCGGATAAAAGCACCCACCACAGGGCTCAGATCGCTCTGGATGCGAGCCATCCGGTAAACGTTCGGATCTCCGCTGAATTCAAGTCTCTGATAATCTCCGATTCCGCTCATCCAATCGCTGAGAGCCAGATAATTCTCTTTGAAGTTATTCGGAATGATCAGCTTATAAGGAACTACAACATTCTCAAATGATTCCTCATCGATCAGAAGATCGCCATCTCTTCCGGGAATGACGACCTTACTGACCTTCCGCAGAGGTTTGACCCATGCGTCTATAGAATCAACCTGGCGGACTCCGTACTCGATCAGATTGGTACCGGCGAACACTAACTCATTTCTCATGCAAACACCTTCCCATCTCTGACCGTTGTGCGGTTGATATACTCGCCGACGATTCGCGCAAGCTCACGGTTTGACTGACCTGGCTGCTGAACGATCGTGATATTGTTGATGATATTGTTGCCAGAAGTCATCTCATCAAACTTACGCTTTCCGATTACAACCTCAGGCACATCACCGACACCGATGACCTGTGGACTGTTGAACAGGTACGGTGTTTCGGCTGCCTTCTTGTACCATTCAACCCCGATGTGTGGGATTGACGGAGGATTCAGACTGAATTTGCCGGTGATGCTGAAGTGAGGCATTTTCAGTTTCGGCAGTGACCATTCGAACTTAAAGAAGCCTTTGATGGCTTCAATTGCTGATCTGACTTTTTCCTTAGCCGTCTCGATCTTGTCCGCGATCGCATTCTTGATGTTTTCAAACACTCCCGAGATTTTTTCCCAGAGTGCCTGCGCTTTCTCTTTTACGGTGTCCCAGTTCTTATACAGCAGAACGCCAGCTGCAACTGCTGCCCCGATCGCAATGACTACCGGACCGCCCACAAGTCCACTCAGGCTTCCAATCACGCTGGTCGCCGTTCCGACAATTGAGATCACTGATCCGATCGCGGACAGCACCGGACCGATCGCGGCGACTACCAGCGCAGCCTTGACAATAAAGTCCTGCTGTCCTGTGTTCAGACTGTTCCACCAGTCAGTCAATGACTGGATAACCGGAATGACTGTCTCGATGGCTGTCTGAATAACCGGCATCAGAGCATTGGCAATTTCATAACCCAGTTCACACAGCTGATTCAGTACGATCTGGAAGTTGTCGACAGGGTCCTGTAAGCCATCAAATGTATCGGTGACTGTCCCGCCTGCGTCAAGCGCAGACTCGCCCAGGCTCTGGAAATCAATTGCTCCGGACTGGACCGCTTCGAATACCTTGTCACCGGATTTACCGAACAACTCATATGCTGCAGTCAATCCATCCATCGAGTCGGTGCCATTCAGTACCTCATCCTGTAACTCGGCCAGGGCCGTGCCCATGTCTTTGCCATCTTTCACGCTGTTCTTCAGTGCTTTGGAAAGACCGCTCATGACAGAGTTGACATCCGCGCCGGACATCTCGATCTTTCCCATAAAGTCGGCCGACTGTTCCATCGACAGTCCCATTTCTTTGAAGGCTGTAGCGTTGTTCAGCAGGCCAGATTCAAGAGTACCGATAGAAATACCGGTATTCTGCGAAACCTTGGTCAGAGCGTCCAGAACGGACTCTGTGTCTTTTGCTTCGAGATTGTACGCACTCAGGACTTTCTGGACTGAGTCAACCGAGCTGGTGACATCTGTATCATTGATGTCTGCGAACTTGATAAACAACGCAGACAGATCTTCCAGTTCCTGCCCGGTAACGCCAAAGCGCGTATTGACTTCACCGACCGCTTCGCCTGCTGTGGAGAACGATGTCGGAATGGTTTTGCCGAGATTCTTGACGATGCCTTCAAACTCGGCCATCGCATCACCTGTGGCACCGGTCTTCTTCGTGACGATGTCCAGACCTTCATCAATCTGCGCCCAGCCTGCCATCGCAGCACCGCCAACCGCAGCGATCGGTGCAGTCACGTTCTTCGTCATCGAGTCGCCGAATCCTTTGACTTTGTCGCCGACTTCCTTGATCTGGCCACCGGCAGCCTGCAACTGCTGGCCGAGAACACTACCGAAGTCCTTGGCAGCATCCTTAGCTTTCTCCAGTTGCTGTTCAGTCTCGATGATCTCCCTCTGGAGCGCTTTATACTGCTCGGAGTTCTTGTCGATCTTGTTATCGTCCATCTGTTCCTGAGCGATCTGCAGACCGATCAGACGCGTCTGCGTCTGCTTGATCTGCGCCTCCAACAGTTTCTGCTTGTCCGTCAGCAGCTCAGTATTTTTCGGATCCAGCTTCAGGAGTTTATTAACATCCTTCAGCTGTGACTGTGTATTTCTGAGCGATTTGTCTACATATTTAAGCGAATCGCTCAGTTTGGAGGTATCGCCACCAATCTCAATTGTCAGACCTTTGATTCGGTTGCTTGCCATACTGCCTCCTGTTACATTGCCATGATGTCCTCAAGAGTCGCCTCCTCAGGCCATTCATAGCTATCGTTTGCTCTTTCAGTGAATATGTCGTAGATCATGCCGAGTGTCAGTTCGTCCAGATCTTCCATCGACAGACCCAATTGAATGCATCTTAAAAGAATTAAGGCCGTGGACTCTTCACGAGCCGACGGCCTTACACGTTTTTTACTTCATTTTTTCCCTGTAATGACGATGCCCACAGCGTCGCCACATCAACGGCGAAGTCAGAGATCGGGAATGACTCGAACTGGTCAAGCCATTCCTCAAGATCGTTTGGAATAGTCTTGTCAGCTTGCTTTGCCATCGTATAGGTCAGCATTGCTATAACATCGATAACTTCTCCGGACATCTCTTCACCGTTCTCAAATGACCGCTGAACGGTCTTGAAATCGGTGATCAGATCACGTCCGAACCAGTTGCGATATTTAATCAGTGTGGACCCTGTGGCTTTCAACTCAACCGGAATGCCGGCAATAGTAACAGTCTTAATCATTCGCAATCCCTCCTATTCAGTAATTAAGCAGCTGCAGGAACTGCTGTGAACCAGTTAGCGTATCCGCTATCCGTACTGACTGCTGTCGCCTTGACTGCATCGTCATTGATGCGCGGAACAGCAGTTACATTGATTGTATTCGTGGCAACAGTCAGACCACCAACCTCTTTAGTCTGAGCATTGATGTCCGGACGGCTTGCTGTGCAGCGGAAGAAACAAACGCGCTTACCGACTTCTGTTCCGCCTGCCAGTTCGAACTGTGCAAGAACGGCGAACTCTTTCGGCTGATCGCTCGCCTTCTCGACAACGATCCCGCTTGTTGCATCCTTTGTGTATCCGAGGACTTCCTCCAGGAATGCATCAGCTGCAGCTGTATCCTCGAATTCAATTGTGCCAGTATAGCCGTCATTTGTTGTCTGGTTGTACCAGTTTGTATTGTCTGCCGGTTCATTGGACTGCGAGCCCGCCTGCGCCATAGCCATAGACTTTGCGCCGGGAATCGCTACTGGAGTGCCATAAGTCAGCGCACCACCTGCGCCTTCCGTAGCGACAGCATAATGCAGTTTCGAAAAACCGTATCTGATTCTACCCATCTATTAAAACCTCCATCATGTACAACTCTTCGTACATGTTTTCATCGTTCAGATAGTCTTCTTCCTTTGTAAAAACAAGGCCAGCATTCAGCAGGGCCTTTTCCACATTTTTCTCAGCATCCAACTGCTTTTCTTTTGTATACAGTTCGACGTTTAACGTATCAATATCAGCATGATGTGTATCATCTGCCGTTTCCGGCGTCATGGCTGGATAGTAATAGCAAATATACGGAAGCGGCGGCACTTCTTTCTCAGGCCACTGAAAATATGTAACAGGATAACCAGTTGACGCCAGCATATCCGCGATCTCTTTTCTTTTCACCCTAGAAGCTCCTCCATCTTTTCCATGTATTTCTCTTCAACCCTGTCATTGACCGGTTTTACAAAGCTGTAGGCAGTTGTCCGGCCGCCGTTCTGCTTGGCATGTCCAAACTCCAATAAATGTGTAAGTCCGGCATTCCTGCCAGCACCAACAACAGCCTCAACTCCGATCCGGCTCTTTTGAATCTCCATCGTAATTCCGCGCCTGTATTTGCCGGTACCGCCAAAGCTTCCGGACTTTCTCAGTTCCTTCGTTGTAGCTTTGGCCACATCTCGGATTGCAGTTTCATTTGCCTCAATCACTTCCTCGCCATATTCATCAAGGAATCCCTTGACAGCCTGCTGCAGATCTGCCGGATCAATTGTCGGCATCGCCTTTTCTCCGTTCACAATAGAGTTCTATCGTGTCATTCTTTGCGATATATGTGCGGTAAATACGATATAGATCACCGTTGTATTTGATTACTTCCTCACCGTTGTAATCAAATCGGTTCGTTATGAATCTCAGTTCCGGATTCAGTCCGTTTCTGCCTCCTTCAAACCATTCCGAAGAAGATACAGAGGTGACCTGAACATAGATCATTCTTTCAGTTGGCAGAAAGCGATGAACGCCGATGTCATCCTGAATCCAGTTCTGATCAACAAGATACGCAACATCAGACCTATCCATCTGTCACCTCTGTCGTCCAGACTGTATATCCGGTTGACATTGAAAGCTGAGCCTTCTGTTCATCATATGAACGCTTTAATCTGTCATACTCATCAGGCTCGCCGTTGTGAAGTTTGCAGAAAGTGATATATGCCAGTCTGATCAGCGGATCTGTAATGATCGCCTTTGCACCGTTCACGCCGGCAATGCCGAGATCAGCCATGCACGACTCAATTAAGTTCGTGATTTCACCATCCAGACCGGCATTTACGCCAGCTCGGCGCATCGCAACTTTAACCTTTTCCAAGGCTGTCTGCATTTCTTCCTGATCATTCTCACTCATATATTCCTCCTGGTGTTATTCTGCTTTCTTTGTCCTTTTTGGTTTTTTGACCGGCTCGGCCGGCTCTTCTGCCGTTTCCGGTCCGTCTGCCTCAACCAGATCAGCTACACCGATAGAACAAAGCCGGGCAGCTTCCGCCTCTGAGACGGTTGCAACGCCCGGCTGTGCATATATGTGTGTAGCGTGTCTAAGGTTTACCTTAGGCATTCGGCTTGAGCACTTTGCAGAAGCGCAGCGGTGCGACAACGCCGATAGAGCCGTACTGCTTGCCGGTGATCTTGATCAGATCAGCCTGCGCTCCGGTGACTTCGTCAAAGACATATTTGATTTCGTCGCCGTTCGGGAAGTTTGCACAGAGTCCATCGCCAGGATCGCCTACGATCATGTAAGGCTCGCCAGCTGTAGCTGCAGAATAAGCCTTCAGATGATCAGTGTAGACAACATCCAGTCCATCGAAAACATCGCCGACGTTGTCACCAGAAGCGACCTTGAGGGACTTCATAGCCGCTCTTGTCTTTCTGTTCATGATGGCGACAATGTTTGTAGCTTCGGATGTGAGTTCAGCCTCAGCCATGATGACTGTATCTGCCTGGAGTCCCATGGTCAGAGCAGCAACCGCAGGATGTGTAGCATCAGAAGTCTGCGGAGCAGCCAGAATTGCAGTGATAGCAATCTGTGCAGCCTTTCTCGCGATTCTGTATGCCAGTTCATCATAAACGTAATCAATGAGTGCCTGTCCTCTCAGGTTGTAAACCTCATCGGAAACAGAAACCCACTTCTTGATGCTCTGCGGAACGAGAGTGACAACACCGAGTACAAGATTTTCCTCAGAAATTGCGGCAGCGCCTTCCAGATGGATCTGAGCCTCATCACCGCTGATTTCGAAGCCGACAACATAGTTGCCCGGAAGGAAAGTTCTTGTGACTCTGGACATCAGAGTTTCGCGTTCCCATGCAGTACGGATACGATCCTCAACATACTGCGGAACAGGAATCTGACCGTTTTCCGGAGCATTTGTGGAAAGCAGAGCACGGCATTCGCTGAAGTTTCCTGCCAGGATGCCACGGGCATATGCTTCCATATATGCCTGAGTGTTGCGGAGTTCGATTCCGTTTGTGGATTCCGGAGCTGTCATAACATCAACAACAGAGCTGTTGGTGGAACCGTCAGCGATGCGCTGGCGAAGTGTGCGCGCAGCCATGGCACGCTCTTCGATTTCTGCCTTCTGCGCCAGGAGACTGTCCGCTTCCTTCCTGAGAGCGTCAACGTCAACATTGGTCAGATCGCCATCAAGTGCGGATCTGATTTCGCGGAGTCTTGCAATAATCTGCTCGTAGTTCATTTGTTTTTACCTTTCTAAGCTGATGTCAATGCTCAGCTTGAGAGCTTCTGCTCTCTTCAATTCGTTCAGCCTCAGAAGTCTCTCCGCTTCGAACGCCTGGATCACTCCGTCCGCGGCGCTACGGGCTGATATATCAGTTCCATCATTCGCGGGAATGCCAACAGCTGAGACGTCATACAGCTTGCCCACCCGAGTGATGCGCCTGATCAATCTTCTCGTCTTGTTTTCGTCGTCACGTTCTTCAGTCAGCTCATGCGCAGCCACTGTGAACTGCATCGACATTCGGTCGACGTAACCTTTCTGAATATCCGCATAAAGCCCCGGACCGAGATCCGATCCGCTGAGATTTGCGCGAGTAAAAAGCCCGACATTGTCGGGCTTAATTGTTAATGTGTTATTTCTGTTTCGTGCCATGACACGGCCGCGATGATCATACAGGAAGATGACATCAGACATATCCGTTTCATCAAATGCTTTTCTGTCAACCACCTCGACGACAGATGTCCTGTATCCATCCCAGTCATCGAAACAATACAGTTCATATTCTTCGTCGAAAGTTGTCGCATGGCCTTCAACAATCATCTGATTGTCATTCTCGGACATGTCCAGAGCACGGAATTCAGGATGCAGATCGTTCCGGCGGAACTGTCTGCCGGATTCAATTTTCTTCAGAATTTTCTCTAAGTCAGGCATTGCCCTCACCTCCATTTCCTTCATGAGTGAAGTTGTTTTCCTCATCGATGATGTAATACTCACCGCGAATGACATACTGCTGTCCCTGGCCATCCGGCAGCGGAGGCAGGTTCCATATCTCTCTGACTTCATCACGGTTCAAAATACCGCGATCCGTCATCTGGCTGGACACATTCAGTTTCTCCGTTGTCGATAAATACTGAAGCCGATTCGCGGACGCCATGATCTGCGTGCCTCTGAGGATTTCATTCTCAGTGAAAGCTGCGAAGGTAATCGTCTCAGAGAACTGAATTGCGAATGTCTCCACTGCAGACTCATAGAAAGCCTGCCATTTATCACCAAAAGCCTTGGACTGAAGAACGTCCTCATTAACATTGAAATAGTTGTATACATTCGTTCTGATCTCATCCAGTTCATCCTTCGGAACAGTGAAAGCTTTCTGCTCAATCTGCTTTATGTCTGTATACACATTCGGGAAAAGCAGGATGCCGCTGTTCTCATCATCTGATTTCAGATTTGCCTCGGTAAATCTCTTACGTTCTTTCTTGAGATCCTCAGTATTCGAGAAATTATTGAGGCGGGCCATGAATCTATAGGTTGCCCCATTTTTCACAGCTTCCTTGATCGCCTCATTGCTGAGGTGCACCAGTGCCATGGTCTGATCAAGCGCAGTATTCGGATCGCCAAAGAAATCGCTCGAATACTGGAATTTTGTCATGACCGCACAGAGAGAAAGCTTTTCAGCCGCCTTCTTTCGATTCTTGAACTCATATCTCAGCCATGGTTCGCCATCAACTTCAACCACTTCGCATCGTGTCGGGAGTACCGGAAAATATCCGATGGTCCGCATCAGATCGTCATACACCGGCACAATAACAACAGTATTGTGCATATCCAGGATCGTGCTGGCACGATACAGGAACTGGCTCCACGTCATCCACGGATTCGGTCTCAGTTTCAGCTTCGTCTGAAGCCGAGGATTTGCCGATCCGATCACCTCAACCTTCAGCTTGCTGATGTGGAGTGCTCTGATGTGAATCGCAGCGCGGACCAGCGCAACCTCATAAAGACGGCCGTTCCACGAACTGAAATGCGGCCTGTATGCGGTCAGCGTTTCGAAATATCCGTCATTCTCACGGGCAGCTTCCACGTTTTTCTTTTTAAATAGATTTTCAAAAATACCCATCACTCACCTCGTTCGTTCTTCAGCTGCGCTCCGATTTCAGAAAAATACTTTTGTCTGACCGTGAGTGCGTCCAGAAGCGCCGCCGTTCCGTCAATGTGAACATTGGCCGATACTTTAACCAGTCTTTTGCGCAGATCATCAGCATTCTGTTTGACAGCTGCATCCATCAGATGCATCTTCAGCAGATCATTGTCGCCAATGCAAAAAGCGCCGTCTCTCATCATTCCTTCACACTCATCAATAACTCCGGACAGATTGAAACCCTGATAAACATCATCCATATGGAATCCGTAGGCCTTCATTGACTGAGTTAAATATTGAGCGTTGTATCGGTCATAGCCGACTTTGAGCGGATAGATTTCGTACTTTTCAATCAGATCTGTAAACCATTTGTAACAGTCTTCATAGTTCACAAAATTGTCTCCAGATGGAGTCAGCAGACCGCGCTGGATATATGCGCGATACGGAACTCCGTCGCGCGCCTCAGCCTCGTCGATCCGCTCTGACGGAAGGAAAAACTGCGCAATCACATAGAGCTTTCCATCTCTTTCAATGACAATACAGCAAGCCGTCAAGTCAGTTGTTCTCGACAAGTCGATGCCGGCAACGCAGTAACATCCACGGAAATCCTCAAGTTTAAGAGACTTTTCTGTGCACGCTCTGGCGACATCCTGAGCGCGGAGCCAGGCAACACTGCTGTTCTGCTTGATGTTGCAGTATTTTGTGAGAAATTCTGTCCGCTTCGATAGAGATTCATAAGCCGTGTCGATCTGATCGAGGATGAAGCTGACTGGCACTGACACGCCGAGTCCCGGAAGACTCTTCCGGAGTTCATTGATGTCATCCCACTTTTCAAGATCATCGATCATGTACAAAAAAGGCAGCAGTCTTTTTTCGCGACTGTTGCCCTTCAGGAAGCTTGTTGATCTCTTCATGAGTTCGTCATAAATACCGTCATTTTCATATCCAGATGAACTGATCGCCACCATCAGCGGCTGTTCTCTGGCGCCCATGCCGGAGATCATGACTTCATATTGTTTGAGCCCTCTGGCGCCTGGCCATGAACTCATTTCGTCGGCGATAACCAGCTGCGGGTTATAGCCATCTGCCTTCTTTTCATTGAACGCGATTTTTTTAATCGTCGTATTGCTCTGCTTGATGTACAGGTCTGTTTTCCGCTTTTTTGTTCGCGATGCAAAAGAAGGAGTATGGTCCTTCGTGAATTCAAAAGCGGAATATACAAGATCCGACTGATCAAGCTTCGGAGCCAGGCAATAGACTTCAGATCCGAAGTCACCATCTGCATATGCTTCATAAGCGATGATGCCGGCAGCCAGAAGTGTCTTGCCCATTTTTCGCCCCAGCACAATAAAGATCTCTCGAAACTGTCTGTTGCCATCGGCGTCCAGAACACCGAAGATGCAGCTGATCATGGCCTTCTGCCATAGCTCAAGCTTCAGCAGCTGGCCACCGAGTTTACCTTTATTGTGCCGCAAATACTTTTCAATGAACCTGATGGCTCTGTTTGCTTTTGTTGGAGAAAAAATGTAGGTCTTGTTTCCAATGCCGGTGACGATCAGTTCATAAAGAGCGCGGATCCATGTGCTGACATTCTCTGTTCCATTTCGGATTGCCTGGTAATAGGCGAGAATGTAGTTATCCATCTGATTCACTCAGAAACTCGTCCAGATCGTCAACATCTTCCTCCGGCGGCAGCATCGCCTCAAGTCTTGCGTTCACAGTGTTGTAGCTTTTGATCAAACTGTTGTACGCCTGCAGATCGGCCGAAGCTTTCCGGCCGTGTTGGTTCGCACCATTCTGATAATCCTCTGATGCACCTTCGACAGCGATGATTTCCTGCAGATCTTCCAGTTCAACTTCCATGAAAGCAGCGTTTTTGATGAGCGGCTCCGCAATTAACAGCTTTTTCTCCG